TCAAAGACAATTTTTCCGGTTTATCCCCTGTTGTGATACATTCAGTAGATTTTAACAACCTGGTCAAAAGATTCCAATATTCATCTTCTCCTAAATTCATAAACAAAGTTTGTATTGCAGAACCTATTTTATTACTGTTTATTTTCGCATTTGCAATATCAATGTCTTGAAGGTCAATAGCACCTAACAATTCACCCAAAGCAGGCCCTATCTTTTGCAACAAAACAGCCTGCAAACGAAAAGCCTCTTGCGCATTGAAAGGATATATTATGAATTTATTTTCTTTGATGATAACTTCTGTTGGTTCAAATCTTTCTTTTATCTGCATTTATTATATATTCCCCCCATAACTTTCAATCGTAGCCTGGCCAGTGTCAAAAACCCACGCTTTGTCTGTTATTGTTTTATCTTCAGAAACATCCGGAGGCTGCCTTATCCATGCCTCTTCCCATGCAAAAAGAGTTGTTCCTCCTAAATTTACAATTTGCAACGTGCCTTTTCCTGCATTGCCAAATCTATCGGCAGCCAAAATTCCTGATAGATAATCATTAGACAAAGACGTTTTTACTAATGTAATAGTAACTTCATGCGTATTATCATTTGATTTTACTCTTGAAACCAAACCATCTGCCCCCACCGTTTTTGTAAAACGTTCAGAAGACGGTGTAATTGTCACAAATTCACCGTCTGCAAAACCGGTTATAGGAACACCAAAAAAGGTAACTATAACTTCTGCCGGATCATATGTTTTTGTGCCCATACCTATACTCCTTTCTTATAGTGAAATTGTTCCATTAATTTCTGTCTTGTGGATTGCCCCTGCATATTTTGCGGTAAAGTTAATATCAGGCAATAACCTGGCAGCCTTATCTGCCGCTGATACTTCAGAAGCACGAGGATAAGTCACAACAAAACTTGGATTTCCTTCTTCATCAGGAGGTGCAAGTAATTGCACAGTAACAGCCTCCTGCAAAGCTCCTACTACTTCACCAACTACCGCCTGTATGCCCTGATCAGTGAAAGGTAATTTTGGGTTATTTAACAGAACAGTGTATACCCGTTCTTGTATTCGAGCCTCTAACCAATCAGTTCCTCTTATAATGTCAATATATTCCCCTGAACCAACAGTACCAAACCTAGTGACATCTACCCCTGCAATCTCTTCAAATAGATTTGCATTTTTTCCCAATGCGGTAGTTCTCTGTCCGTCTGTAAGTTGATACGCAGGAACAGCCGATAATCGTTTATGACACCATGTCGCAAATCCAGGATCATATGTAAACATAAATCCCGCCCACGCCATTTCTGCATAAGGATCACTTGCCGTGAGGTCCGCATCAGGATGATACAAAACAAGGGACCTATCATAATTGTTTGTTTCAATATATTCTGCAATATCACCTGTTCCAGAAATAATATTACTGTCATCATCAGAAATCAGGAATAATTTCTTATTCGCTTCGGACCAGTCAGCTACCTCTTCAAGAAAAGATAATGTTCTGTTTCCTATCGCAAAACCATACCATGCATCACTATCCTGTTTAATTGCATCCATGGCTTGTGTCCAGGTTTCAGATCCATCTGCCCCTGAAAGTTTCCGTCCCACATAGATTGTCCCGGCATTTGGATTTTGCGAAAAAAGGGCCTGTGCTGCAAGATACACAGCACTTGTCGTTAAAAATCCTGCTGTTGCAAGGTCTGGCAAAGACGTATAAGGCCGCACTCTCTCATCAAAAGATGGGGTAATACTAGCCTTTGTAAATTCTTCTGCTATTAGCAAACCGTTGAAAGACGCTGCTTTTGCAACAGTGGTTTGTCTTGTAATTGTTACTTGCACAATCGTGTCAATTAATGGCATACTTCCTCCTTATTTTATGTTATATCATATGTATATTCAAAATCTTCTATATTTCCTACATTCTCAGTAAAATCATGAGCAAAACCCATGAACACCTCATAAATAAAACGTGTTTCTCTTGTTTGGTCAATCAAAGTAGATATATCCCTGATTTCATTATCAAACCGGACCGCTATTCCATCTACAATAAGCTGCTGTTGAACAGAGTCCTTTTGCAAAGAATCTTTTAATTGCTGCAAATCATCGTCTGTTCCTTCTCCATATGATTTTATACTTAAAGTGAAATCTTCATCATATTTTACAATCCGGTCGCCCACTCCATCCGGGGCAAGTGCATTGGCTTGTCCTATCTTAGAAAAAATATTTATTTTGATTCCAATATATGCTTCATCCGGCCGAGGGGCATTTTGCTCTTCCCATATAACAAGCAGTGTAGTATTGGAAGAGGCCCAATTATATATTTTTTCACGTAATTCACTGTATAACAATTGTTATACTCCTTCTTTAATCCTCATTACCATACATTTATAATGATTAATAAGATTATTTTGCCAATCACCAACTGTAATTACTTCATACTCATAACCATCAGGACCAACAACAATATCTGCTTTTTGCTGTGTTTTTGGATCAGCTACAAACATCNGTTGTCCCGGATATATTTTATATATTCCGCTTACTCTTTTTCCCTCTTCCAGTNTTTCCAAATCTTTTCCATTCGCAGGTTGCCAGCTTGTCTGTATTTCAAAAGTAGTAGGAGCCGCCTCCTGCCACTTTCCNNCNACATAANAACCNGGCAAAGTNCTTTTNACTGTCAATGTAAANGATTTAAAAAGACTCANAANTTATTNACCTTNCCTAAAGAACTATTNACATGCACNTCAAATCTNACAGTATTCATCATTTGNCCTGTNTCAATAAGAGGGTTACTGCTTCCTTTCTGTATAATGGTAGACGGTGCGTTAGGAGGGGAACGCAAATCAATAATAGTTTTCCTTATTTCACTCTGCGCCCAGTTTCCCAATAACATCAAAGCTCTTTTTGCCTTCATTTTTCCATCTAACACCGCTTTATAAAGCTGCTCCATTTTCTTTTCTATCCGCCTTCTATTAGCATCAAACCAACTACGTATCCAGGAACGTTCCGGTATATTTTCTGTACCAAACTCATTGAAAAAACCAACATCCGCAACGGTCAGTCCATCAGGATAGGGAGTTTCTCCCTCATGCAATCCAACAGAAACAAATGAATTCTTGAAAATTTCAACCTCTTTCTGAATATCCCTTAATTTTTTATCGTTCACATGAACTTTAGCTGGCATCTCTTTTAATCTCTTTTAATCCATTTCAACCTGTACTGCTTTTTCTTTCTTTTTCTTTGATTTGTCATTTTCTTTTTCCTGTTTTTGTTCCGCCTTCTCTCCATCGACTAACAGCAATCCTTTTTCCATAAGATGTTTAAACCATTTTCCATCTTTCAAGACAGAATAATTTTTTTCTGAAAGCACAAGGGGCTTTTCTTTTGTTATTACACAAGGTTTTTCTTCCAGCATCCCTAAAAATTGGGGACGTTCCCCTTTGTATGTTAATTCCATATAATCTCCTTACTCACAGGGGACTATTCCGGGATTAAGGCAGGGTATGTTTTGAGCCCCTGTGACACTTATGGCCCCTCCCCCTGATTTCTTAATTAATCGTCGCAACGCCAATCCAAATGATGTTTGGCCCAAATCAGTTGAACCAGCTCCTCCCGTTGAATAAGACACTGATAAATCCCCTTCTTTTTTTGAAGAGATTGTTCCAGCATCTCCTCCGCGTTGATCCATTGTATAATCATGACATGCCTGCAAAGCTACTGCAAGATTTCTATTATCACCAAAATAACAAGAAGAAATCTGTTGTCCCGCTAAACTAATATATATGTCCCGGCCTGGATCTGAAAACAAACCGGGACATCTTACTTCAATAATCTGCAAAACAGTGTAACTCACTATCTACCTACTCCTACTTTTCTTTTTTTTACTCCGCCTGTATAATTTCTTATATCATCAATTTGATTGCTAATTGCAACTCTTATTTCATCTTTCCCGCTGTTTTTTCTCCATTTTGTAAGAAGATTTTCACTGTAGGTACCTGCAATTATCTGCCTTGCTCTTTCAGGATCGGATTCAGCTATTTGTGCAAAAGAAACAGGTTTTTCCTGCTCTTTTCCATCTTCTCTTTTTACTTGCATAGTAATAACTTCAAGATTTCCATCCTTAAGACGGGGCTCACAATTCTTTTCAATAGCTTTCCAGTCCTTTTCACTTACTTCGTTATATCCGGGAATGAATATAACAGTTTCTTTGCTTTTTACTTTTTTTCCTTTTGCTGTGTTTTTCGGCACAACCTTTGCTCTGTCTTGTTTCCAATTAATCAATGGCATCTTCTTCCTCCCTTTCATTTGCCAATTCTTTATCCTGTTCCGGTTCTTTGTCCGGTTCTTTGTCCGGTTCTTTGTCAACAACCTCCATCTTTCCATCTGAAAGATATTTTTCACATTTAGCTTTCATTATTTCCCACAGAACAGTGTTGACCTCATTCTCTCCAGGCTGCATGACAAAGTTTATTACCTTATTTTTTATCTTGACCTGTATTTGGTGGTTTCTGGTTCCTTTCCAAATTACTTTTATTTTTTCCATACTTCCCCCTTAAATTCCATCTGCATATGCAACAGCCTGTGGATAATATACAATAACACCGCCTGTCTCTTCATGACACATAATTTCAAATTCCATAGCGCGTTGCTGCACGGGGAATTGCTCAAAAGGCTGCGGAATTTCAAGAGTAAGATGATCTTCATCTCTGGTATATACCATCATTCTATCTGTTCCACCTGCACCTGCTCCGGCAAGCTCAACAACCCATTCCACTGTATTAATATGTCTGCTATTTTCAAGAAAAAAGGTGAGGATTGTTTTATCAGCATTATCACCAATTGGTGTATTATTGATCAATTCAAACTGGTCCACCGGCAAAATCAAAGTATCGGGAGATTCCACTCCATTTGTGACAGAAACAACTGCTGTAACAATCCCGTTAAGATCAGCAAGAATTTCAAGCGGTTCTTTGTTTATAAATTCTGTTCCAGAACCAGGGTTTGGTACCGTATATTCAGTAATACCTGGATAATCAATCAAACCCTGAATACCATAATCAGGATCACCATTCCAGGCAACTGAATCTGATTTCTCTTCAACAGAACGCCGGGCTGCTGTAGCTCTTCTCTGTTCCAGTCTTTTTCCTACCAAACGAGAGCGCCGGATTTCTATTATACTGTACCCATAAGCAGCACCAATTCCATGCACTTTGGCTGTTTCCTCTGTTCCGTAAATATCAACACGGGGAAAATCCTTTGCATAATCTGAAATAATTTTTGCAATTCCTACTGCGTCGTAACGCCTCCATGTTATTTCACCAATCCCTGAAGGTGCTTCATTACTCACCGGAATAAGCATTTTTGCTTTGAGCTGCTTTAATTTCTGGTCATATGTTTTGCGTTTAACATACTCCAGCTCACGGGCAAAAAAAGCAGATTCACCCGCATCTAATCTTGTTATATCAGTTCCCATTTTTCTTTTTCCCTCCTTTACGGTGTAGCGTCTGTATTGATACCGTTTACTTCAAGTAGCACGGTTCCTGCTGCTGCAATTGTTCCGCGGAACTTACAATTTGTTGCATAATTGTCCGTTGCAACATTTGTAAATTTTCCCTGATTTGCCCCGGTTACCCATATAACATATGCATCCTGGCCCGAGTTGACAGCAACAGAAGTTTCCACATGGATTAACCCACGTTCCCGGACATTCATCGCATCATTTTCATAATAAGCTCCCACTTCCCGGTCACCTTTCTGCGTAAATCGGGCAACACCCTCAAAAACCTGTCCGTTGTTGTAAGTAATAGTAACACCTGCCTGAGATGCACCACCTGTCACAACAGAAGCAAGTACTGTGATATTTTGTCCAGCTAACAACAGAGTAAATTCCCTGTTATTTGTTGCATCTGTGAGTGAAACACTCAATCCGGGGATAGCCGCTTCTAAGTCCGCAACATGGTCGTCCATGGTATCATTATGTCCACCAACATTAAATGGTGTAGCTACAGGTGTTTGTGTCACTCCATCTATTGTAACTGTAGTTGTAATAGTGTTATCTGTTATAAGATCTGCATCAAGGGTAATTACTCCTATATCCTGCTTTACCAGATACCCATCAACATCATCCCCTTCATAGGAAAAAATGGGGCTTCCCCAATCAATCTGTTCTTCCGCACAACGTCTTGTCCGGTCATGTCCAAAATCAACATCATGAGTAATCCCGGCAAAAGGTGTGTCTTGGTTACCATAATCAGCCATTATTTACCCCCTTCCTCAATACCACGGGAACGATTGCGTATTCTTTTCATCATGATTTTCCTTGCTTCATCAGCAGAAATATATGTTTCCTCTGAATCCGGAGAACGGTCGAAGAATTTTCTTGTTTTGTCTTCATCAACCTTCATTTCCAGCACTTCTATCGCTCCGTCAAACCGGGCAGATGTGTACACATCATCTTTCCCATCCAGATTTGCTTTGGGTGATACTTTCATAATCACCGCTTTCATTATTTCCACCTCTGTTTTTCCATCAGTAGAAATCCCGGCCATTTCAGCAGCAGTTAAGATTTTGATTCTTTGTTTAACCCGATCTTCAATTTTCTTTTCATCGGTTGCTTCTTTTTCAAGTTTGTCAACTTTATCTTTCAGGGTATCCCTTTCTGCTTCTACTTTTGTTTTTTCTGTCT